TCATCACCAACACAGCAACTCACACTGCCAAGTTTGTGAAGTTGATGGCGCTTGAGGATTCTGTGATCCATACGCTGACAGCAGAAGGAATTGACGAAAACCTTGCTGGAGGCGATGCCACTGGAGTCAATTTCAATACATCGTCTTGTATTGAGGGTCTTGTGATCACTTCGGTCAGGCTGACTTCTGGTACTGTCATTGGATACATTGCCTGATGGGACTTGCTAAGTCGCTAGAGAACGTTGCTGGCAAAGTCATCAACAAGTTTGGCGCAGACGTGACGATTCGTTACGTTTCTGCTAGCACTTATGACGCTGCGACTGGCACAGTGACAGAAACCGCTAGCGATACTGCAATTAAAGGCGTAATTGAAGGCATCAGTGCAACTGAGGTTGACGAGCTAATCAAAACTGCAGATAAGCGTCTGACAGTTGCCGCTGAAGACTTGCCAGCAGTTCCTGCCCCAAAAGATCGTGTTGTCATTGATTCTGTTGAGTATCAAATTATTACTGTCAACACAGTTGAGCAGGAAAGCACGGCGATTACCCATGAGCTGATCTTGAGGGCGTAACCATGGCAAAGCGCATCCGGCTAGATCAAATTGATGATTACGCAAACGAACGCTTTGAGAAGTTGCTAAGGGTTGCAGTTTTGGAGACTGACAAGCGTTTGAAAGAGGGCAGCCCAACCGACACAGGGAGATTAAAAAACAGCTGGCAAATTTCTGAAAATATTGCTGACGGCGCTGGAAAGCCCGCTGGGAAATATCCAAACGTTGTCGCGCCACCTGATCGGACAAACTATCAAAACGAAAAAATAGGCAATACATATATTGTTTACAACAACATTGAGTATGCAGAGCCAGTGATCACAGGGCAAAACATACCTCCTTCTTGGAAAGGCCGTTGGCGTTCAAGGGATGGACAAATCAGCAAAAATTACCATCTAACAATTGCCAAGGACATCCAAAACTTTATTAAAGCAAACGCAAAGGATTCATGAGCAGCACATTCAACGATGTTCGTGCCGTTATCGAGGGACGACTTGCTACGGAAATGGCTAATGCTCCGGCATATCAAGTCGCCTATGCAAACACTGCGTTTACTCCGCCTGACGATGCGCCATGGCTAAGCGCCCAAATTAACTTTGGCGATAACAGCTATTTCACGCTTCAAGCGCCAACGGCAGGAATTAACAGGCAGTCTGGTGTTTTAGTCGTGGACATTTTTGGCAATGTCGGAATTGGCGCTGCAGGCGCTTACACGATTGCAGAGCGTGTAAAAGGTCTTTTTGACAGAAAAACTGTCAGCGGCGTTATCTTTGATGCTGCGTCTGGCCCAAGTCAAATCGTTTCTGGCTTGTCTGATTCTTTTTTTCAAGTGCAGGTTAGCGTGAGCTTCGATGCGTACCTAAGCTAGACTCGAAAAAAGCCACTACCGCCAAAATCATGGCCACTGTTTTGTCCGGTACGTCCGGCGCTCTCTATTACAAGCCTGCTGGCACCTCCGGCACTTTTAAAGCCGCAGACGTAACCAGTGGAAGCAACAACATTACTGTTGGTGCTTTCTTGAACTTCAAGGTTAACGACAAGGTCTCGTTTGGCACTGGCTCTGGCGGCACTCTTCCTGGTGGATTAGCCGCTGGCACTCCTGTTTTTATCAGGACTTACGTGGCTGCAACTGGCGTTGCTACGTTTGCTGCTACTGCAGGCGGCAGTGAGCTTGCATTGTCTAGTGACGGCACTGACGGCACCACGCCATTCACCATTGATTTTACTGAGTTCCAGTCAGTCGGTGATTGTCGAGAGTGGTCTTTCGAGGTAACTCGTGAAGAGCTTGATACAACCACGATTGGTGGAACACTTGGTCAAAACGCTCCATTCCGAACTTTTATTACTGGTTTCGCGGATGGCACCGGCTCTGCAACGGTGTATCTGACTGATGATGATTCCACGATTGGGAGTCGTCTTATTGAAGACGTAATTCAACGCCAGCAAGTTGGTGCAAAGTTCAAGCTTTACACCGATGTAACTTTGTCAGCTGGTTCACCTGACGACACTGTAAGTACGTCAATTGAAGTTCCTTCTGTGATTAACTCTGCTTCGTTTGCGGTTACGCCAGACGATGCACAGGCAGTAGAAATTTCTTTCCGTCCTACTTCTGCTCCTAGCTTTGACTTTGCCCGATCTTGAACGGTCTTTGATCATTGATTTAAAACCCCTGACTTGCATCAGGGGTTTTTTTATGTGTAAACTATCAACAGACAATCTGTTTTCTCTATGTCCAGCGCTCTTCAACGCCTTAAAGAGGCTGCCAATTTAAAGCCAGTCAAAAAAGTGGTTGTTTTAAGTGATGGCACAGAGTTTGAGTTTTGGCGTACACCATTGACGATGGCTGAGCGCGATCGAGCGCAAAAAGTAGCAAAAGATGATAATGGATTTGCGTTTCAGCTTTTAATTTTGAAAGCTTTGGACGAGAACGGAAGTCGTCTTTTTACAGGAGGTCAAACCGCTGAATTAAAAAATGAAGTTCGAGATTATGACTTGCAAGTATTAATGCTGGCAATTATTAGCAATGATGAAGACGAGGTCGTTGACCCAAAAGACTGATAGCCGAGCTGAAAAAGGACAACCTGTTGCAATTGCAGCTTGGCGTAGCGAAAGAGCTTGGGTATACGTTGGTGCGTCTGTGCAATGAGCTGACACTAGAAGAGCTGTTTATTTGGTCGGCGTACTTTGGTTTATTGAACGAGCAGCAGGAGGCCGCAATGAAAAAGGCTAGGCGTAGGCGCTAAAGTCAGATGAACAGGTGTTGAGTCATGGTTGCTGTAGCGCGTGTTGGCGTCGAGCTTGATTCTCGCGGTGCTATCAATGGCTTGCGTGGACTTGACGCCCAAGCCAAAAAAACTCAAGGGGCATTTAACGGGCTTCAAAAAGCTGCTCTTCAAGTTGCAACGGCAGCTGCTGCAATTCAAGGGGCAAAATTTGTATTCGCAAAAACTGCTGAGCTTGAGACGCAGACTCGTAGCCTTAAAGTATTAACAGGATCTTTGCAAGATGCACAGAAGGTCATAAGGCAGCTGCAGGATTTTGGTGCAGTCACGCCGTTTACCAGTAGTGAACTTATCGAAACAGCTAAACGCCTTAAAGCGTTTGGTTTCGAGACAGAAAATATTGTTGATGTAACTAAAAGGCTAGGAGACATTGCAGGCGCGACAGGTGCTGACCTTGGTGGTATTGCTACAGCGTTTGGTCAGATTCAAGCAAAAGGCAGGCTGCAGGGTGAAGAGCTGCTGCAGCTGCAAGAGCGTGGGGTTGACCTGCAAGGCACGTTGCGTAAGGAATATGGACTGACAGCAGATGAGTTTCAGAAAGCACTGAGCAAGGGTCAGATTGGTGCTGATGCTGTTAATTTTGCGCTTGAAAAACTTACGAATACTGGTGGCAAATATGCAGATGGTGCGATTGCACAATCAGATACTTTGTCTGGCAAGTTAAGTACGCTGCAAGATGGAATAGACACTATCGCTAGGGCTTTGGGCGAGGTTCTGGCCCCATCATTAAAAAATGTATTTGACCTTGCAATTAATACTGTTAATGCAATAAATCAAGCAATGGCGGCAGGGTCTATAACCGATCGCCAAAAAAAGGGGTTTAAAGTTCAAGCGGAGGAAGAGGTCAAACGTTTTGCAGGGGCAATGCCTGGCGGCCCTTTTGGCGCTGGTGAAATTGTTGTTCGCACTAATGGAAAAACTTATCAAGGGCCTGCGTTTTCCGTCGTTGGCCAAATAACAAACGATTTAATCAATAAAGAGGTTCAACGCATTGCTGGTGACGCTGGCGCTGGTCTTCCAAAGTCAAACGTCCAGATTGTACGCCCTGAACTTGGCGGTGGCACTGTTCCTACTGGTGGCACTGGTGGTACTGGCAAAGAACGCTTAGACATGACGAAAGAGTTGTTTGGTCTTAATCAACGGCTCAGGCAGGAACTTGAAGCGGGCAATGAACGCGAGGCTGCAACTCTTGAACTGATGATTCGTAGGCAGGAAATTGCGGAAAGCAGTCTTTTGCCGGTTGAAAAAGAAAACGAGTTGCAGGCAGCCTTGTTTAAATTTCGGGGTGAAATTTTTGATCTTGATAAGCAAATTGCTGAGCAACGTAAAAAAGATCAAGCAGATGCAGACAAAGCAATTCAGGATCAGCTTAAAAAAGAAGAAGAGTTAGCTCGTAAACGCAGGGAAGCTGATCCAGCGTTTCAAATGAAAAAACAACTTGAGGAGCTTTTAGACATTCAAAATCAAGTTGCAGCAGGTGCCACCGTTATTGGTAACGCATTTGGCAGTGCATTTAAAAGCGTAATTAACGGCAGCAAATCTGCAGAAGATGCACTGAAAGACATGTTGGCAGCAACGGCTGAGCACTTTTTAGATATGGCAGCTCAGATCATTGCGCAACAGCTGACAATGATTTTGTACGGCACAATCATGAAAGCGCTTGGCATTTCTGGTGGTGGTGGTGGTGGTGGTGGTGTTGGCAGCATGACTGGCGCTTTTGATAGCGGTGTTGGTGGAATTTTCCCAACATCACCTTCTTTTTCTTATCCGCTTGCAGAAGGCGGATATGTTTCAGGCCCCACTAACGCTTTGATCGGAGAAGGTGGCGAGCCTGAATATGTCATTCCTGAATCAAAGATGCGTACTGCAATGTCGCGTTACTCACGTGGCAGTCGTGGTAACTCTGTCATCCCAGAATCTGGTGCAACTGAAGCCATAGGAGAAGGAGGCGGAACTGCTGTTGCCGCTCCAATCGATGTTCGCTACACGGTGGAGCGGATCAATAGCGTCGATTACGTGACTGCTGATCAGTTCCAGGCTGGAATGCAGCAAGCGGCAACTCAAGGTGCTAAACAGGGTGAACAGCAAACCCTGAAGCGTTTACAGATGAGTGGCAGTACACGTAAGAGGATTGGAATATGAGCCAATA